AGAGAAGACCGACGCGATGAAGGTAGGGTCAAAGTCTAGGATCTTTTGACCATTAGGTAAGCGAACGTAACTAAAGGTTAGGAGAGAAGCAGACCAAATAAGTACAACAACTTTCACCAAATTACCAAGGACTTCACTTTTATCTTCATGCTGGTCGTCTTTCTCTTCTACCTTTGCTTTGGATTTGTTGCCAAGCATAGGTATAGGAGTAAGGCAACTCTATTTATGCCTGAGCCTCCGTCCAAGAGAAACGTGCGTCAATAGATCTAGATCCACCAGCAATGTTGGTACATCTAACAGCAAGAACCTCGGGACCATCTGGGAAGATACCAGTTGGACTTGGAGCAGAGGATGTATTATATCCGTTAGATCCACCACCTAAAATGGAGTTAGAGATTTCTTTAACTGCGCTAAGGTCATAAGACTTAACATCATTATCAGCATAGAATCCAAAGATAACTTCCCCACCAATCAAATCAGTGTTGGTATCTAGAATAGAATACTGTGCCAGAGATGTACCACCCACGTTCAACCATGTTTCATTTTGATCGGGAACAGGATTCAACACCAATTCAACGAAGAATTTACCAGTAGCAGAGATGTCAACCTGACGAAGAACCAACTGCATTCTATTAATCAATTCTCTCGTAGCAAAGTTTCCAGTAATACCATTGTCAACAGAAGGTGCTAGGCGAAGAGCAAGAATTGCTCTGGTTTGTCCAGTAGCAATACCACGCTGCTGCTTAGTACCAACGGTATAAACATATGCTCGGTCATCATCATACATTCCTTCCATAATAACGGAAGAACCCCAGTGTGAAATAGATGGTACTGCAGTTGCATTGAGTAATTCAACACCAATAGGTTGGGTTGCACTGTAAGTAAACGTATTTGCTGCTTCATTACTTCCCAACGGAGGGAAGTATAGACCAGATGGATTAGCACTAGTAACTGCGTTACTTAATGTGATACTAGTTCCAGATAGAGAAGCAACATATGTATCTGCGGGAATACCAGATCCATATACTCTCTGTCCAACTTGAATATTAGTTGCACTATCGATAGTTCCGATAGCACTGCCATTAGCCATGGTTAAAGATCTTCCAGTAGATCCAGATTGCTCTCTAGTAATACCACTAAAGTAACCAGATGTTGCACGAGTTAGTGGCGATAGAGCAGAACCAGTCTGAGTTGTCAATGCAATAGGAGTAGAACTGCCAGCAGTATCAGTAATAGTAAATGCTGTGCTGGAAGGAACAGATGCTACATAGTAAACTTTATTTGCTACAACGTTAGAAAATGGAGTATCAAAAATAATAGGTTGGACACCACCTGGTGCAAGGTTTGTGGTACTTGCTACCTCAATTTGATTATTACCAGCAGTAGTATTCAATACATCTTGCTCAAATTTAACAACGCTGGTGTAATTAATGTACTCATAGACACCAGCAGTTGCACCACTAACTTGCTTAACTCTCAACGTACCAGTGCTTGGAAACTTAGCAATGTTTTCAACATACAAGACAGCATCAGAGTTTAAGAAAGTCTTTGTAGCAACTGTTGATGGAGCAACAGTATTAACTTCATAACGAGCTGGTAGGTTACCAGATCTCATGTATGCTTCAGTGTTCTGGTTGTTGTTAGGAATCTTATGTGCATAGATTACGTTACCGTTTTGAGCACGGAATCCCCAGCGAACAAAACCAGCACCATACCAAGAGTAGTCCATGTAGAACATCTGCATCTTGGTTTTATCAATGGTGTAACCAGACTTACCAGATCCATCCATTCTATCAATGTTCCAGTCAGACTGTTTCCATTCTGTTTCTACTGTTTTAGTTACTGGAACGTTAGATGCAGTGGGTCCACGATAATCAGGGAAGATAACAATCTGCGTATCAGAAATAATACCATCAACACGGTAGGAAGAACCACGGAGAACAATATAATCACCAGGCTTCAACTGCTTGGAGAACTTAGTTGTTTGTCCATTAACAGAAGTATAACTAGAAACAAGCGTGCTTCCTGCAGTTACTGTAACTCTACCAGACAACTGGAAAGTGGATGTTCTACGAACAAGAGATAGTTCACCAGCAGAAGATCTAAAGAACAATCCATTCTGTTGGTCCATCATACCAATCTCTAGGTTTGTTCCATAAAGATTGACTGGCGTTACAGTATATGCTCCAGAAGCAACAGCATCAGTTGGAGCATTATTTGAATTGTACTTAAATGTGTAAGCATCAATGACTTCAGTTACAACATAAGTTCCATTGTAATTGTTATCATCGACACCACGAACATCAACTTCAGATCCAACAGTAACGTTGTGTGCGACTGCACATACAACTGTAATAGTATTGCCAGATGCAGTGAGACTATCAACGTTCTCAATTGCTGGTTCCAAAATAGAACCAGTGGAGAATGCTACACCTTTACCAGACTGATAACGGAAGTAACGCTTAGTCTGTCTAATTGCTGATTGGTTCTTAGAGTGGGTATTTGTAGAGAACTTAACACCACCATCAAATGCTCTGTGAATAGAATTACCTTGAGGTCTTGGATAAAGTTTAATAGTACCACCAGTTGATCCACTAGGCGCAAGTGTTGTTACATATGTAAATTGAACTGGCGAGTTAACACGAGAAACTGTCCAAGATCCATTCATGTTTTGACCACTGATACCAGCAATAGCAAACTCATTACCAACTTCAAGACCATGAGCATTGGTGCAAGTAACAATCACTCTGTTATCAGATGCAGTGGTAACAGTAATTACTCCACCTAATTCAGATCCAGTATAATGAATACCACTGTATACATTAGTTCTAGCACCGTCATAGATAGTACCGCCGCCTTGGGTCCAAGCATACTTAGCAGTGTATGTGAATGTATTTTGACCTGTGTTTGCATCGTCAACAATAAACACACCGTTTGCTGCAGGGAACAAACTATCCTGAATAAAGATTGCTGTACCAGCACCTGGAGGTGGGTTACATGAAACCAGAACTTCTCTACTGTCTGTGGTGACAGTCATGTCAGAAACATTCAGACTTGTAGCACTCTTGTAAGCAAAGGGATTATTGTTAAGAAGAGACAGTGCTTCCCACTTGGTGTCCTGAGTAGAGTATTCAAAGTCAGTATCAATCTGCGACTGTGGTGCAGACATTCTCATCTTGTTTACAGAGTCATGATATGTCTCTGCTGGTTGATAAGTTTCTTCAAAATCGTCAACAATAATCTGAAGTTTATCAGTGTCCGACATAGATGTAGTATCATATGCCAACTTAACTCTAGTTGTAGTGACGTTTCTAATATCAGTTGAGATATGATACTCAGTAGAGGTCAACTCTGGATCAGAGAAGTTATAGATAATTTTGTTATCTGTAACGTTAGTGATCAGAACCAATGCTTCTTTCTGAACACCACCAGGAATTACAACTTCTCTCTCAGACGCATCAAAGAGATAATAGTTACTCAGGATTGTCTTCCTTGCCATTACGGACTGCCCTCTAATAGATATTCTTTGCTTTATCTATTTAGTTAGACGCCATACTTAGCACGGGTAGCATTGAAGTTTTGGGAGATTTCTGTTGATGATAAAGCACGATTATAAATTCTTGTCTCTGCTATATCTCCATCCCAGTATTCACCTACTGGTGCTGCTGGGTTGTTTCCTATTCTAGGATCAGCAGCAGTGAATGATATTGATGTGCTAGCACTAGTCGAAGTTACATCAACTCCATTAATATGGACTGTAAGATTACCACTAGATCTTCTAGCAACGAAATGATACCATGTGTTTACTGATGCTGTTGTTCCAGAAGTGGCAACATTTCTAACAGATCCATTGTAATCGCCAAAGAACCACCCACTTGTTTCAGCTCCATATCCAACTCCATAAAATCCACTAACATTAGAACTTTGTGAATAGAATGTAGCATGAAATGTAACTGGAAAACTATTAGCTCTTACCCACTGCTCTATAGTCATGTCCGATGTTCCTGTGGCAACAGATCCAGCACCAACCCAAGCATCGGCAGTGGTCTCAAAGTATCCAGCACTATTGAAAGTAGCTCCGTTGATCGTGCCAGTATAAGAAGAACTTGAGAGGTTCTTTACTGTGGTTGGTAGTGGTAGTTTAAGAGAATATACGTATGCTGAACCAGAATCATTTCCATTATCATCATCAGCAAAAGCACCAATAACGAGTTTATCATCACCCACTGCTAATCGGTTTGCAAACCGATCAACAGCAGCAGTATCAGTAGCAGTGATTTTAGACAACTGGTTTCCATCAAGGTCAAAGATGTATGCTGCTCCAGCAAAATCTCCCCTATCAGCATCATGCCGAGCACCAACGACAATTCTATCAGATCCTACTGCTACTGAGTATCCAAAATTATCGCCAGCGGCACCATCAGAAGCAGTTATCTTAATCTCATTTGAACCATCTAAATCATAAATGTATGCTGATCCAGAATCAGATCCGTTATCATCATCACGCCAAGCACCAACAACGATTTTATTGTTTCCTACTGCTACTGACCACCCAAAATTATCACCAACAGCACCATCAGAAGCAGTTATTTTTGCTAATTGATTTCCATCAAGGTCAAAGATATATGCTGATCCAAAATCAAATCCTCCAGTATCATCATCAGCATAAGCACCAACGACAATTCTATCAGATCCTACTGCGACTGAATCTCCAAAATAATCAGTCAACCCAGGATCAGACGCAGTTATTTTAACCTCATTAGTTCCATCTAAGTCATAGATGTATACTGATCCAGAACTAAATTGATTATTATCATTATCATACCGAGCACCAACAACAATTTTATCAGATCCTACTGCTACTGAGCATCCAAAAAGATCGCCAGCAGCAGCATCAGAAGCAGTAACAATAACTTCGTTAGTTCCATCTAAGTCATAGATGTATATGGCTCCAGTATTGGAGTTACGAGCAGCACAACCAACAACAATTTTATTGTTTCCTACTGCTACTGAGGATCCAAAATTATCATAATCAGTAGTAGCATCAGAACCAGTGATCTTTGCTAATTGATTTCCATCAAAGTCAAAAACGTATGCTGAACCAGTATTAGTTCCATCATCATCATCACCTGGAGCACCAACAACAATTCTACCAGATCCTACTGCTACTGGTTCTCCAAAAGAATCACCAGCAGCACCATCAGATGCTGTTATTTTAATTTCTGAACTAATAATATTGGGGGTATAATATGTATTAGCAAAACTATCATAAGTCGCTCTGTTTCCAAAGTCATAGTTCAATAGCAAGTTGCTATCATATACAATACCAGGACCAATCTTAGGTGCTGTGTCAGGTGCTTCGCCAGTATACTTAGTCTTGGTGGAGTTGTAGTTTTGGAATACTTGTGCTGCTGTTAGTGCTCTGGTGTAAACTCTAGCCTCTCCAATTCTACCATCAAAGTATCCTTTAATTCTAGGACCACAGTATCCTAATTGGAAGTCTCCAATAGTCTGATTCTCTAATACGTCTAAATCATTAGTATTACCGTTAGCAACTTGTGTGCCATTCTCATAAGCAATGGGTCCATTTGTACCATCTCTGGTTAGAATAATATGTCTCCACTCGTTATAGTTGAAAGTAGGACCCCAAAAA